TCATTGTGTGAACAGTTTCTAGGTATCCATGGCGTATAATTATGGAACGTAAATCCCACTTGGAAAGATTTGGCTATGCATTTGGGGTCTTTTGTGAAAGTGAACTTCCCGCAACCTGGTTCAAGTAGATTTAACTCAGGCACGTCTCCACAACAAAAATCTGTAATCAGTGGACGTTTAATGTATAGTTTAGGTTTTATCAAATGGAATAATTTGTTAAGTATGGATTTAGTCATGTCAAATAGAAATTTGGCAGCCCTGAAGAAGGGATTCCAGTTGAACCAAGAGGCTAAACGGACTCGCCATGGCAATATTTCATTTACATTAACATACTCTTCTCTTATGATTCCCAAAACACTATCCAGCCAACCTGGGGTCTTATGAAGACCGGTGGTGGAGGCCCATAACCGGGACCTTGCAACACACAATCTAGCAGTCTTTTCATCACATCCTTGCGTCATATATATGGTTTGCACTCTATACCTAAAATCGTCGAGAGGACATATTTCAGTCTCTTTTATATTTTCTATTGTTTTAATCTCTCCGAACATGGTTATTATATCTTGTTCAAAAGTGCTTTTTGGTAAGGATGGTATTGGTAAATCATATGGTTCCTCATGAACCATTAGAGGTGGGATAGGGTGTGGGGTCAAGAACGGTGCACTATCGTATTCTTCATTCACGTCGTCTGTGTGTTCCAGAGGGCAGCGAGTAGTTTGGGCACCTATAGAGGTGGTCTTTTTCATATCCCATTCTTTCTCAAACCGACAATCTTCTCTGTAGCCCCAAGGGCATACCACAAGCTCACCGTGAACCAAGTTCTTGTTACGCCTATCACATAGGTCTGCGCCTTTGAAGAAACATTGTTTGCAATAATTGTTCTTCGCGCGGAACTTCTTCTTGTTGACAGAAGTCCGATGTATGTCACCTCCGTTGTCCCTGACAACGGTGTCTCTAAGAGGGTGGGGGTGTGAGGCACCACTAATTACATGAGTCACATCAATTTGCACTCCATTTCCACATTTCTCCTCGAGAACTCCCTGGTTTGAACTATCGCCCCGGGTTTGAGCGATAGGATGTCCGCAATTC